CTTACTTTGATATCCTCGTTCGTTACTTATTATGTCTACTATTATCTTCCGTTCCTGGCAGCGCCACCGACTCTTTTTGACTCGTTGGTGCATGTCATGAGTGTCGATATTGGTTTCTACGTTTCTCACGTTGCTTGGTTCTTCTTTGACGCTATTCCCTACATCATCCGCGTTGGCATTGCGCGGCGCCCCACTATCGCAACACTGCCCACGTTGCTTGGCGCCTTGGTAGGGTTCGTTAGCGGTTGTTTGGAGACTTTCTTTGAGTGGCTTATTCAGCTCATCGTTGGGCTGTACCAGTGTCCCCCACCACGTACCTTCCTTCTTTATTGGAGGTATCCCCAATCGTACTATTGTGCTTGGTATAACGAGCACTATGGCGTTTGGCCCGTCCTCTCCGACCTCGACTTTTGGATCCTTGCTGCTGTTTGCATGGTTTTGGTTGCACTTGCAACTTGTGCTTACTTGCGGTATCGATTCGATATGTCTTCCGTTCGGCCTTATGAGGGCCTCGCCTCCTTGCTTGCCCAGGAATATGTTGGCGAGCCGTATGATTTGTCCTTAGACACTCGGTCCTATCGGGATGCATTCCATTCCGAGCTTATGCCACTTTGTCGTCCACACCCGAACCATTTGCATGGTCAATCCGCAGCTTATCGTCTTGCTGCGGCAGCGTTTATGAGAAATGTAGCGCGTAACTTAGTCCACAAGCCCTGGTCTTACCAGATGTCCGCATCCGAACAAAGGAGCGGGATGAGCGGTGTTCGATTTCCCACTTGGGTGAAAGACCTGCACACCCCCCTGAGGAGTGATCCACTTGTTCCTGGGTCAGCGGTTCTGATGATTGATGTGGACTGTTACGTTGATATGCCTAGATGGTTAGCCACCAATTTCATGCCCCACTTGTTATTCACTTTCCAGCCCCAAACTGCTGGTAGGTCCACAGGGGAGTATGCTTACTCGTTCTCCAGAGACGTCGTCACATACGAAGTCAAAGGGGGCGGGAGCTACTCTCATCCGATTTGGAACTACCAGCAGGACGCATTGTCTGCCACCAGGTACTTTCTCGGTCTCGTCCCGATTGCACGGGCCACGTATCTGGTTGAGCGACGCGCAGCTGGCAATGAGCATGAACTTATTCTACTCGTCCCTCTCATGCGCTGGGGCGTGCTGAATACGTGGCTTTCTTTGCTCTTCATATCTGATGCCCCGTTGCGGCGGTTCACTCTTTCTGCAGGTATGCACAATCGTCTCCGCATTTTCGACGATAATGGTGTCAAAGTTTCTACTGCCTTAGCTGGATCTACCACCAGCATCACCATTCCTGCGTCAGTGGATGAGGAAATCCTCGCAACTGCTCGGCTTACCAAGCTCGACATCTCATATCCTACTGTAGCCCAAACTTTGGGTGCCCATAAGATAGAGGACCTCTCAGGTGCTAAGACTCTCACTGAGCACGCCCGAGCAAAGGTCGCAGGTGGTGATAAGCGTGCCTGCGTTCCAGCAATCCAAAATTTCCAGTTCGTCGGTCCTAAGTTTGACCCTGACGCCAAGCCTTCTATGGTCCCGTTCATGGACCCCCTTGCTCTTCCCTCATATGCTCCAAACGTTTGTTACGAGAATGAGGATAAGATGGTAAAGGGGCGTGTTGTTGCTGTCCAGAACGATGAGATGCCGCTGGGTCTGAAACTTGATGCCATGATGAATGAGTTCATTGAAATCTTCATCCCTGACGAGATTGCTAACACCTTTCACCCTACTACTTATGAAGAGGTGCTTGAG